TTCATGGGGCCTCCTTTGGCTTCGTTGCGGGGGCTTCTACAGGGGCTTCTTCCGGGGGCAGGCCGAGCATGGTTCTGACCTTGATCTTCACGCCCGCGTCCACGGTGAGCGCGTTCGCCCCGGCAGCCTCGGACACGGCGGCCATGAATCGCTCGAGCGCAATGCGCGACACCTCGCCGTACTCGAGCGTGGGCCAGGTTTCGCGCGCAAAGCCGTTGAGCTTCATCAGGCGGGGGATGGCGAAGCGGTTCATCACGTTCTTGATTTCGTCCAAAAAGACGCGGATGACCAGTTCGTACAGGTCGGTCAGGTCGCTCGAGAGCGCCTGGGTGCCCGCGCTGTCCATGCCGAGTAGGACGAACTGCGCCATGAGTCCGATGGCGATGTCTTGGCGGTAGCGCCGGATGATGGTATCGGTGTTGAAACTTCGCGTTCCTCCGCTCGAGATCAGCGAGAACTTATAACCGCTCTTGACCGATTTCAGGTCGGGACTGGAAAAGTCGGTTTGCTCTTCGGCCACCATCATCACGTACTTGCGTTCACTGTTGGCCAATTGGATGGCCTGCGCCTGCATCGCGCTCACCCGGTACGCTCTAGCTTTTTCCAGAGTCTCGTCCTCGAGCGGAGAAAAATCCTCGAGCGGGATTTCGAGCTTGGGAACCCCCTTGAGTTCGCGCTCGGCCCCGGACGCCTCGATTTCCTCGAGATTGCGCTTGAAGTAGGCAGCCCTGTATATGGACCTGAGCAAACTTCGCCCTTCCGGGTTGTTCTTATGGCTCTTGGTGCGAAACAGCAGCGCTTTTTCGATGGGGATGTAGGCCGCGCCGCCCGTAGGGTTCCACTGGTGCATCCCGGCCACGCCGCCGTCTTCCTGAAGCTCCCAGCGCAGCAGGGTGTCTTGACCGCGCAGCTCGAGTTTGCGCCAGCCGACCCTACCGTCATTGAACGCGCTGCGCCGGGTGGGGTCGTCCGAGTCGCCCCCGCGCCGCTTGTAGATCGTCTCGAGGTAGGCCCAGCCGTAAGTGCCCATACTCATGGACTCGCTGACGACCGTGGACCACGGGTGAGACATGTCGCTTAAGCACTCGCGCAGGAATTCCGCCGCTTTCAGGGGCTTCCCGCGCTTCTTCGGCGGGATTACCTCCCATAGCACCTGGCGCACCAGCGCTTCCATGCCGGTGAGGATGCCGCTGACGATGGGTTCTTCCTCGCTGATGCGGCGGTACTCCCGCGCACCCTCGGCCCCGCGCAGCTCGAGTTTGGGTTCCTCGGAAATATACCCCCCCGCCCGTAGGAGGCCAGTGTTGCCCAGGATTGAAAAATCGGGTTTGGGCGTGAGCCATCACCTCCTTTGTTTTACACACGGAACGGGTTATCCCTCGCGCCGCTTGGGTCGAGCAGTGCGCGAGGGTCGAAGGGCTTGCGAAGGGGAGGAGGCACGGGCATCTCGAGAATCTGCGTCACCCCATTACCCAGAGCGTCTACATCGTCATCCACCGCATCGGTGATACCCGTGAACGCCTCCAGTACCTCGAGCAGCGAGTTCAGCCATTCCCGGTGTTGTGGGTACACTTCCGGGTCCGGCACCAGCACGCGCCCCGCGTTCCAGGCTTCGATAAGCGGCAAAGCGCGCGTGTACTTGTCGGATACGGGTTGAAAGCGGTCTACATGGATGCCCGCCGTCTCGAGGGTGTCGGCCACCGCTTTCTGTGGCCCGTTGGCCTCGAGCCGCCCCTTACCCCCAAATCGGGCTTGGACGGCTTTCAAGCGCTGGATACTCACCCCGATCACGTCCTGCCAGCGGTCGCCGAAGAGCACGTAATAACAGCCTGCGGCTTCTCCTACCTGGTACGTCGCGCTGAAGTGTGCCCGTGTGGATTTGGTATAGGCGAGGTCAATTCCTCTGCCCTGCCTCAGGCTCGAGGGCAGTTCACGGTAAAACGTGGGAGGTCCGAAAACTTTAGCGGTGCGTGGGCGGGGCAGTCCCTGGTAGAGCGAAGCGAAGGTGTAAGCCTTAGCCGCCTGAATCTCTTGAAAGTGCGCGGCGTCATACCGCTCGGGCCACAGCGCTTCCCCCACCTCACGGCCCAGCGGGTCCGGCGCAGTCAGTTTGCCCAACGCGTCCAATCCATCGGCCAGCGCGGGAATACGAATCATGGTCCAGCCGCCCCTCTCGGCCAGGATGCGACCTGCGAGGTCGCGTTCGTTCCAGCGCGTAAGCAGCAGCACCATACTTCCGCCCGGTTCGAGGCGGGTCTCGGCCACATCCTCGAACCACGACCAGCTTTTTGCTTGCATGGCTGGGCTTTCTGCGTCTACCCGGTCCTTCACCGGGTCGTCAATGACCAGCACGTCCACGCCTTGGCCCGTAAGCGGCCCCGCGATGGAGGTGGTCAGAATCCCACCCCCCTCGAGCGTGCGCCACTCGTCGCGGTTTTGCATCTTAGGGTCCGGCTTGACCCCGGCGGCCAGCGTATACCGCTGGGCTTTAAGGGTTTTCGATTCGCTGAACTTCTGGGCGTAACTGGCGTAACCGATGGTCCAGCACGGGTGCTGACTCAACACCCAGGCGATGAAGTGCAGCAGCAGTTCAGTCTTACCGTGACGAGGGGGCACCGAAATAATCAGACGCTGCCCCCCGTCGGTGACCATGCGCTCGAGCACCTCCACGGCGGGGCGCAGGTGAAGCGGGGCACTGTAGCGTGGAGAGACGCGAGGGATGAACTCGAGCAGATCAGGGAAGCGGGGCAGTGCGGTTTCAGCGGTGGGCTGTGGTGCACTGATCAGCCTTGAGCGCCCACGCCGTCTCAACTCGAGCGCCGCTGCCGCTGCCGCTTGCACCTGATTCATACCCCTCACCCCCTTTATTCACTATGTGTACGCATAGTCAGAGCCTCAGAACTCGATGCCCTCCCGAAAAGCCGCTTCAATGAGCCGACCGCGCTGGGCTGCGTCCAGGCCCTCGAATTTATCCAAAGTCCGCGAAGAAGCCCGTACCCGCACCGAGCGGCTCACCTCACCGCGCTCGAGTGGAGGGCCAGACATGGGCGCGGCGCGGGGTTGCAGCCGCTTGGACTGCGCCCCACCTTTTTTGCTGCCCCCACGCACTCGCAACAGGGATTCAGCCATGCTCACCTCCCAATCCAAAGGCACGCATTGACTATGCGTCACGCATAGTCAATCAGTCCCCTAAGACCTTATCCGGGTCCTCCCCGGCGGCGATGCGCTCGAGCTGTTCGTCACTCAGTTCCTCAAATCTGAGTGTCAGGGTCTCGAGGCCCAGCGCCTTGCGCTCAATCTCCGCGCCTACCCTTGCAAGTCTGGACACGCCCAGGTCGCCGAGGTCTTCAGGCTTGATGTGAGCCAGGCCCTTAGCGGCAATGGCGAGGGCGGCCTTACCGAAGCGGGCGTGCCGGGCGCGAACCTCGGCGATGCCTGTCTCTGCTATCTGCTTGGCCCTGGTGCCAATCTGGTGTGCAGCCAGGGTGCGCTTTTCAGTCCAGCGCTCTCGGCCACAGCGTTTTTTGAGGGTGTCCAAAGCAGGAGCACCCTCGAGTGCAGAAAGCTGCTCGAGGGTGCATGTGCTGTACACGTATTTGTCTTGCCAAGCTAACCAGTCAATGCTCCTTTTGGGCATCTTCGGCTTGTTGTTGGGGGGAATCGTTGGGTACCTCCTCACCTTGCAATCCAGTACCTTTCGGTGTCTGCAACTTCTTTTGCAACCAAACTCTTTGATAATAGGAGAGTTTGGGATTTTGCTCAGTCGACCAGGGGGGTGATGTGGATTTGTCTCCTTTTCCACCGTCGTATGGCAAAACAAGTCCATCCACGCTTGACCCTCCAGATTCGATAGTCACTTTCATATTTCCATCAAGCTTGAAGTCGCCCGAATCAGCTTTATAAACGATGTAAATGACATCCCCTACGTTCTTCAACATATCAATTTCTAAAACCTCTCCACCTTTAACGTGAGTTAGCGTTGCTTTAGCCATGGACTTATTTTACCGCATTAACCCAGCCGCCGTCACCGTTCTAGCCCGCCGCCCGAACTGCTTGGCCACTCGAGCGGCCTCCGCGTTGTAAACCTGGGCGGCTTTCCTAGCCGTGGCCTCGAATTCCGAGTACACATCTGCCCCGGCGAGGTAGGCCCGCTTCAGGCTGTCGAGTTTGGCTTTGAGGGTTTGGAAATTCTCGTCTGGCGCAGTGTTCATGCTGCCAGCTTGCCCGAGGTGGGTGGGGGTGGCAAGCCCTCTTTATCCCCCTCCTGGGGGCACTTCTTCGCCCTCGAGCCAAGCGCTGAGGTCGGGAATGAATACCGGGCCGAAGTGCTCAGGAATCGCGTCCTGGTCCCCTTTGTAGAACACCAGCACGTTCTGGTGTGTCCGGGCGGTTTTGCGCTTGGCGCTGAACATCGTTCCCGCCCGGATGACCGCGCTGGCGGGTTGGTTGAAGAGCACCAGTTCGTTGTAGAGCCGCGCTCCACCGTCCTCGAAAGCGGTGATGGTGTCCCGCAGCAGGCCCACGTACCCGCCGTCCTTGCCGCGCACGTCCGAGACCACGAACACCGCGAAGCGGTTGGGTTTCAGGCGCTCGAGCGCTGACGCGATGATGCTGCGGTACATCTCGAGGAAGGCCGGGTAGTCGCCCGCGTTGCTGAGGTCGCGGGGGTCGTCGCTGTACACCTCCAGGTCAAAGTAAGGCGGGCAGGAAAAGAGCAGGTCGGCCTGGAGGTCGGGGAGCAGGGTGGGAAGGTCCTGGCTATCCCCCTCTATCCAAACCGGGGCCACTTCAGCACTCACCTTGCCCTCGAGCGCGGCCCAGTTGATATGGTTGGCCTGGACCTGTTCCGGGCGCAGCTCGACGCCCAGGTAAGTGTGGCCCAGCTTGGCGGCTACCACCCCGCGCACACTCCCCCCGGCGAAGGGGTCGAGCACCGTCGCCCCAGCGGGCGCGAACCACGAATACACCACTTCACACAGCACCGGGTCGAAGATACTCACGCTGGGCGCGACGTAAATCCCGCGCCGCTGGGCCTCTGCGATGGTTTCATCCCAGGTCGGCTCCCGCTTTAGACTCGAGCGCAGTTCGTTCTTGACCTCGTACACCCCCGGTGGCTGTGAACTCTGAGCAAAGGTTTCCACGTCCCGGCCCAGCTCGCTTCTCAGGCCCAGGGCCAGCCACGCCCGTTTGCGGTCGCGCCAGTAGCCCTGCCTCGAGTCGAGCACCGAGAAGGGCGGCGCAAGAAAGCGCTCGGCCAGTGAAAGGCGCGGCTCCTCATCCGGAAGTGGGGTTTCTGTATCCTGGGCCAGCTCATCGAGCAGGGCCGCGAGGTCGTCGTCGTCATACCCCGTCCCCTCGAGCGTGCCTTCCGCTGCGATGTCCTCGAGCAGTCGGGCCAGCGCCGCGTCATCGTCGTGGCCCAGGCGGGTCAGCCTGTTATCGCTCACCAGAATCCGCTTGGCCTGAGCATCGTCCACATCCAGCCAAATCACCGGCAACTCGGGCGCGCCCTGAGCGCGGGCCACCTGAAGGCGGTGATTCCCGGCCAGCACAAACCCGCTCGAGCGCTGAACCAGCACTGCGCCGAAAAAGCCAGTGGATGCGATGCTCAAGGTGAGCGCGTCCACATCTCCAACGTTCGCGTTCGATGGGTGCTCGCTCAACCGCTCGAGCGGGACGAGTTCGTAGTTCTGCTCGAGTAGTTTCAAAGCGCACG